AATATATTCTGAATATAACCCAGAATTAGATAATTGAGTTAATAGTCCCGCAGATGGAATTGATTCACTTGTTCCATCTTCTGAACCAGGTGCTGTTGTTTCTGGTTCACAATCACAAGCCTGACAATCAGGATAAGTTATCATTGGGAGTTTAAATCTACCAAATTTAAAACTTACTATTTTTGTAAACGTTAAAGCTAAAAACACAACGCCCGCAGTATATAGTAAAGCTAAGGCAAGAAACCCCGCAATTAAACCAGCGGTTGCACCAAACGCGGCCGTACCTCCAATTGCGCCCGCAAATAAACTCCAATAATCAACGGCATTAAGTGCCCACTGAATCCCTAAATAAATTACTAACGGTACCGCAAAGTTATTCCAAAGAAACGCAATAAAATGATAAACAATTAATAACGGGACCCCAATAATTTGAATTACTTGAAACAGTAATGCAAAAATAAAATACAATAAATCAAAATTTCTAAACCCTTCATTTACAGGAAATTTATTTACGTTACTATCACACTCTTGACTATCAATTTCTTTAATACCTATAAATCTACCTCTACCTCCGTTTTTAAACTCATCAATTAATCCTGATACCGTATAAACTCTATTATATTGAAATTCATAAAAAGTGTCTTCACAATCAATTATTTCATTTAGTCTATTGGTATAATCTGAAATTGGTTTTGATGGTGATGTTGTTGTACTAAACCCATTAGTATATCCACTCCAATCTAATCCAAAATAATAAGAACTTTTTAATTGGTTTGGTGGTGTGCCATCATTTGGGTCAGAATCAGGGCTTGACCAACCATATTCTTTAACATTAGGTACTAAATAATATGGCCTTCTTACTTGTTCGGTTAATGTTGGTGGTTGTTGCCACTTAACTTTAAATCTATATTTGGCTTTGGTTGGTATACCTAAAGTTGGGTCGTTTGACAACACTTTTTCACCAAACTCATTTGTAATGTAATAATCTAAGTTCATCGGTAACTCGGTTAACCAAACACCATTACCATCAATAATATTACCTGATTGTTCTAATTGATATGACTCTAACGTTGGATTACCAATAGAATCTTGAAAAATTGTTTGTCTTATTGCAATAATTTGTCCTGGACCTGAAGTTAATGAACATAAATTACCCATGTTATCCGATGGTTTAGCGTTTTTCTTTACCCTAAAATTATCCGCGGTTGAATAAATTGACCCCATAAATGTTGATGTGGGTTGAATATCAATATTTGCTTCATCCCTTAAATCAAAGTCAACTCTGTTAACCGCAATATCACACAATTCAGGGTCTCCCCAAAGTGGTGATACTTCTAATTGTTTAACCAAATTAATAATTTGAGGTAAAGAAGTTAAATCTGTTGATGTTCTAAATCTATTACCAGCAACTTGACCCTCACTAGCGAGACCCATTCTTATTAAATCTTGCGGAGTTAACGAAAATTCACCAATGTCCGACAAATCAACGTCCATAACTAATGTATGTTGACCTTGTGGTACACCCATTATCATGTAATCTCCACTTTCGTTTGTTTTTACAGTAAATTTATAATACTTGTCATATATTTCAATTGCGGTATTACCTGTTAAGGCGTCCAATCTTGTTGGTAATGTACCTGTAGCTGCGTGAACTGAGTATGATTGTTCATAAGGAAGTAAGTTATACCTATAACCATCCTCATTCTTATCGTTTGGTGATTTATAAGGATATATACTAGAAATTATTGGGTTTGATTCATCTATAGATTCTATAGGTATAAAAATTGAAACTCGGGCATTTGGTAATCCAAAACCATTATTTGCGGTAACTCTACCAACAACAACACCATATTCCGCACAACTCTTTACGTAGACATCTTCTTGTTGGAGTTTTAAAGATAAAATCTCTAAAAATTCAAACTCTTGGTCAAGTTGAATGTTAATTGTTTTATTAATTCCTAACTCTGTTCTTATTCTATACGATTGACCCATCAGGTTATTTTAATTTATAAATAGTTTATGTGGAATTTTTAAAGACATCCACACCACTAAATAATAAACTAAAGAAAAATAAAATAAACTTGTTATGAGAAAGTTACTGATTGGAAGTTTTTAACTGAAATTCTAATATCCTTATTTGGGTATCTAATCTGATAAACTTGTGATGGTTGAGCAAATATTGTATCATCAACAGGTAATATTAGTTTTGTTTCTTCATTTGCATAAGTCATAGAAGTTTCTGCTGAAGAATATTGTCCTCCAACTTCATTGAATACATCTATACCTGCAACTGTTAATACTCCGTTTGTATTTTGGATTAAACTTCTAACCTCAGATAGGTAAACATTTTGACCTAATTGTCTTGTTTGTGGATTGAAGTATGCAGATATCTTATCCACAACACTTGAAATTACTTGTCCTGAGTTCTGAGCCGAATCTAAAACAATTGATATGTCTAAACTTAAATCAATTACTTCAGCACTAAAAATAGAAATATAATCATTCATCATTCTATAGTTTGATAAATAATTTGCAATATTCTGTCTTAAAGTATTGGAAACAATGTTAGTTAATTTACCTGAAGTATCATATGATAATATTTGAATTAATATCTTATTATCATTTTCAGTGATAGATACTTTTGCAGGTGCCCCAAATTGAGCTGGCATGTTTCTAATTAATGAATCATAATCTTGAACGGTTACCGCTCTTTTTTGTGCCGAAAAGTTAAATGACACATAGTTTCTTATTTCTTCTAATGAAGGAATACCTGCCCCACCAACCGCCGCAGTTACGTTAACACATCTTAATGAGTTAACAACAGATGAGTTTGTAGTCTCTGAAGGTCCATTAACAAAGAAAGATACAGTACCTATTGCATTAATAACATTTGTTCCTAAGTTTGTTGCCAAACCACCACCAACTCTATATTGAATAAACAATGTTGAGTTTGGAGTTAATGTAGCCCCTAATGAAAGGTTATTTGAATATTTTTGTAAATCTAATGTAGCACCTAAAGTGGTAAATTGATTTAATTGGTCTTGAGCGGTATTTGTTCCACCACCAAATGTCATCTTTTTAAATCCCTCAGGAGTATACTCAGTAATAAATCTATCTTGAGTTTGAATATACCTACCAACTTTAATACCAGGTTGGTCAGATACTTTTGTAGGGTCTTCAACAAATACTCTGTCTTCCGCTAACGCATCTACTTCATACCATCTATTATCTAAACCTAAAAATTCAGAAGTTGTTGGAGTGTTTGTGTAGTTTGTACCATTTTTTAATAACACACTTGTTATACCTAATACATTTTTTTCAGGTAAGAATAATTCAAAAAATGGTTTAACATCATTAGCTCCAATTACTTTTTTAAACACTTTTGTAATACCATTAACAACAAGTTCTCTTTTTGTAATTGTATAGTTAATTAAAATATTATTAGCATTAAAGTTTGGAATCTTTAATCTATTTGGAAATCCTTGAGCGTTGTATGGTGAAGCAAAGTCAATGTCATAAACATTCTCAAATACAATACCCGCTCCAACAACTTGAGACCCTCTTGATAAAGTTCCAAGATATCTTTCATCTTCTTTATCACCATAAGCAGGAACCGTAATTGAAAAATCAACCAAAGATACCGATGGTCTTTGACCTGGCAATTTTAACCCATAAGTTCTTGCAATATTATATATTGAAGACCTTTGTTGAGCATATTGTAAAACAGTTTCTTGGATACTTCTATCAATATTATAATGTAAGTTATCCGCAACCGCAGCGTTTAAATCAATGAACACTGAGAATACTGATGCATCGTTGAAATCCTGAATCAAATCAGGATAATATGTTTTGGCGTAATTTAAGAGTTCAGTTCTTATTGACTGATAATCCCTACTTGTATATGATATTCTATTATTTGCCATCTTATTTAAATATTGATAATTACAAAATCACTCTGACCAAATGTTGAACCATTGGTTGAATAATCAATTCTTATTTTTGCGGTGTATTCTGAAGTTCCTTTACCAGGGAATCTATATATTGAAGATTCACTACTTCCAACCGTATTTTGTCCCGTTGCAATATCAACCTCTTCTTGTGGGTCTGCAGGTGTTATACTTAAACTGTTAACCAATAAGTTTGGCATAAAGTTTTCAATTGCGTCTCTAATGTCAGATTCAATTGCATTAAACGTTAATCCGTCAAATGGTTCAAAAAGAAATTCATATAATCTTGTACCAAATCCTGGTAAAAAATATCTAGACCCTTTTCTTGTTAACAATAAATGAATTAGGTCAGCCTTAATTTCTTGAGCTTGAAATTCAGTTAACTCCAAATAGTCACCTCTTGCAGAATCTCTGAAAGGGAAATTTAAACCATATGTAATACCATTAGCCATTGTTTATAAATATAGTGGTATTTCCTTTTTTGTGAGCAGGAAAATAAGGACAATGACGGCATTGGTTACCACAACAACTACCTCTTTTTAAATGATAATGTTCGGTAAACACATATTTCCCATCTTCAATATAAAAGTCAAAAGGGGGAATTTCTTCCCCCTTGTTTGACTCGTTAATATTTGTATGTTTATTATTTAATCTCACAAGCCCCACCAGCACAAGCCAATTCTCCGCTTAAATCAGTGTTATCTTGTAACTCAATAACTTTACTTAAATCAATTGAGTGAAGTTTTGAAAATAATCTTTCAAATTCTTCTTCAGTACAATCTTCAAATGGTGCTTGAATATAACTACCACCATCATAAGGTAATACAGATAATCCATTATAGAAGTCTCTATTTTCCCACATCCAATCACCTGCTAACTCCCAATCTTCAGCCTTTAAACTGATAGTTGCCGATACGTTGTGACTGTTTGAACCAGTTCTGTGACCAGGTCTAACCCACTCTTGTGTGATTTTCTTAACACGTTCTAACAATTGGAAAGGACTTTCAGTTCTCAAAATTGCTCCTTCAGGTGCTTTTTGCGGAACCGAAATAACCGCTGTATCATGTGGACGGAAGAATTCATCTTCAACCAATTCAGGGTGATTTGTCACCAAGTAATTGTAGATTGCCTCATTCTTACCAACACGTACTCTACGGATGTAGTAGTCGTTGTGCCAAGCGTGAATTCCTGATGATGTTCCCAACGTCAATGAAGTTGTTCCCGCAGGTTTTACAGTTGTCATACGAGCTGATTTGTTAATACCAATCAATTCAGCAACTCTTGAGTTTTCTTCTTTAACCGCTTTCGCAGCTTCTTTCATATTATAACCTAAAACCACACCTGAACCAATACCTGTCATAGATACACCAATCAACGCATCTTTCTCAGTTGTTCTTCTCCAAATGTCTCTCAAGTAATGGAAGTCAGTGTAACCCGCTTGTAATGTTCCGATGAACGCCGCAGCTTTAACACGAGCATTTAAGTCTTCTTGTGATTCAATGTCAGAAACATTTACCTCACATAAGTTACAGAATTGGTTTGGTCTCAATGCGATTTCACAACATGGGTTTGTTCCCCAATCTTTATCGTTTGTAAA